AGACTTATGTCAGAAGTTAATGGCAAATCTCGCATGGGCTTAAAAGAACATCAACTTCTGTTGGTTTTTTCGACAGAACTAAAGACTATTGCTCAACAGTTGGATATTTGTATTATTACAGCTTCACAGCTTAATGGTGAAGCACAAAATGCGGTAATTAAAGACCAGAATCTTTTGTCCGGTGCTAAAGCATTAGCTAACAAACTTGATGTAGGCATTATTTCAATGCGCCCTACACAACGTGAACAGGACAAATTGGACGCTATTATTCAAAACCATTTTGGGTTGCGGATGCCTGATATGGGTCATTGGGTATATAAAGTCCGTAGAGGAAGACTTACTCATATTATTATTTGGAGTCAAGTCGATCTTGGCACGATGACAGAAAAAGCACTGTTTGTAACAGATTTTGATTTTAATCTTATTGATATAGATTTTACGCAGATTGAACAAGTTGAAGCTAAGATTCAAGAGCATTCAGTTTTAGAATCACAGGTGCACGATGAAGAGCCTGAAATTATTGATACCACAGCTGTTGAAGTTGAGTCTGAAGCGGTAGAAGAAGAACAAGTAGTAAAAAGAAGTTTTGATTGGTGATATAAATGTATTTAGATCAGAAAAAAATATTAAATTCATTAACAAATGAAGATATAATTAAAATCTGTGCAGACCTTGGTTCACCAGAATATAAACGAGATAATCAGGGGAATCTTTTGTTCTCAACTTCTATTTGCCACGATGGAGACAGTCCTTATAAATTAACATATTATAATGATTCTCATCGCTTTAAATGTTGGACATGCGGTGATTCATATGGAATTATTGAGTTAGTTATTCGTGCTCATAGAATAAAGGGTAAAACACTAACATATTATCGGGCATTATATTATATAGCTTCGATAACCGGACGTCTTTATGAAAAAGACCCTGAACAGACTACGCCTGAAAAAACTATTACAGATTTTGAATGGATTAATCGTTTAAAATCTGTGAAGAAAAATTCAAAAGCTGTACCTAATTTATCAGAGATTAATGAGAATATACTTGATATATTCTGGTATGCCCCTTATCAGGGATGGCTTGATGAACATATAACTCGTGAAGCTATGTCACGATTTGAAATAGGGTATTACGGATTAACCAATCAAATCACGATTCCGCATAGAGACATCCATGAGCGATTGATTGGCATCAGAGGGCGTTTTTTGAATGATGAAGATATCGAACGCTTTGGTAAATATGTGCCATTGCAGATTAGCGGTCGTTTTTTGAGTCATCAGCTTGGGAGTAATTTATATGGTATACATGTTGCTAAGGACAAGATACGACAATGCAAGAAAGTGATGCTGGTTGAAGCCGAAAAATCTGTACTACAAGCCTACTCATATTTTGGCGAAGATAGTTTTGTGGTTGGACTTTGTGGATCAAACATTTCAAAAACACAAATTAAAATTATATTGGAGGAATTAAAAGTTGAAGAAGTTATTGTTGGTTTGGATAGAGAGTATGGTGATTCAGATACTTTTGAAGCGACTGCCTACTATCAAAAATTAATTAAAAAGGTTGCTCCACTCGTTCCTTATGTGCGTGTGTATCTGGTGTTAGATAAAGAGCATAGGCTTGATTATAAAGATTCTCCCCCTGACAAGGGTAAAGATATCTTACTGCAACTAATGAAAGAAAAAATTTTGGTAACAATGGAAGATGTAAATGAAGTAATTAAAAGAAAGGATTGATGATTATGGAAAGTTTTATTAAGGTTGCTGTGGCTAGTGGATGTGCTGCACTGTCCGGTGGAGTAAATGTATGGCTTAATGTAAAAGATAAAAAGGTAATTACAATAAAAGATATCGGTATAGCATTTATCCCGCCAATGCTGATGGTTATTTCAACTTGTGCGTTGTTCATCTAATAAAGGAGAAGCATATGAAAAAGAAATTTTATTGTGTGATTTCAATGGTGGCGATTGTAATTATAATCATTTCAATGTCTAATGTTGTTGAGGCTAAAATTGGTTCAATGGTATGTGATTCAGAGGGGCGATATTTCTCAAGTGAAACCGGATATTTTCAAGTGCGTGGTAAAACTTATTATGCGCATAAAACAAAGAGTCAGATGTACGAAGTAGGAGAACTTGCCACAAATACATATCGAGTACGAAATAATAAAATGTATTATTTCGGAAGAGATGGTGCTATGATCACACATAAGTCTAGTAGGAACAGAAACACAAGATATATGGATTTTAATAAAGACGGGTCTATTCATTATATTTATCCTGCGGGACGAAGGGCAAGTGATGAGCGATATAATGCCAATAGACAGAGGTTCCAATTTTTTAAGAATGGCAAATGGCATGATGTTGGAATGCAGTGTTGGCCTTACGGATGGATTGATTGGCAGGAATAATATGCATAACGGGTCGTATTTTATAAAAATATGCAGGAAAAACGCATTAATTTTTGCATAACGACACTTTTATGAGGGTATGGTGGGGTAAGTAGATAGGATAAAAATAATATCGAAAACCCCACTTATTTTAACATAGAGAGGAATGGTAAAAATGAGCAACGAATTAGTAGAAGATTATTATAAATCAATGAGTGATTTTTTCGAGGGGAAAGTGAGGGCGGTTACTGAAGCGGATCGAAACGTATTGCCACGTTTAAGTTACAGTGGTCTTGAAGTATTTAAAAATTGTCCTTATCAGTTCAATCTTAAATATGGTGAAAAGAAATTTACCAAAGAAACCACACTGGCTTTGGAATTAGGAAGTCTGTGTCATTTGATTCTGGAACTTAAATGCAATTATATTAAAGAGGGTAAGCCTGTAGATTATGATTATCTTCATTTTATTTTAAAATATGGCTCTATTGATACGAATGAAAAAACAAAAGAGCATATTCCTGGAGTAGATGAATTAAAGCGAAAATATTTTGAGGAATGGTATGAACCTGACAATGCTTCTGGCATGACTTATGCAGAGAAGATGGAAATCTTTGAGAGGGTTATCAATGAAGAGATGAGTGATACTTCAATCTGGCATCCTATATATGCAGAGCTGCCGTTTGAGTTTGTGTATAAAGACAGAGTTATTTTTAATGGGTTTATTGATAGAGTGGATATTAATGTATATGGAAGTTTTAGAGTGTGCGATTACAAGACATCGAAAGCTTGCTTTCCTGCAAATAAAGTAGTGACTTCTCTTCAGTTTGGTATTTATGCAATGGCAATTTATCAGTTACTTGGTCAGATTCCAGTGAGTTTTCTTTATCGTTTTATTTTACTTGATGAAGATCAAATGGCTATGACGAGTGGTTGGGAAAAGCGATTAGAAAAAACGCTTGATAATTTACTTGATAAAATTGATAAATGTAAAAAGAATGGTATTTGGTTGCCGAAACCCTCGGCTCTCTGTCATTGGTGCAATTTCTCGGTCACAAATCCTAAAGCACATGAGTTTAAAAATGATTGTGAATATTATAGTCTCTGGACGCCAGAGAATCGTGTTTGGGCTGTAAACAAAAAGTACAACGCTCTTGACAATGTAACTAAAAAGAGTACAATTGATACAGGTAACAAGTCAAAATTAAATGGTAGTCGCAAACTAATATTTTAAGGAGTATGTATGAGTTATTATAGTTTGCATTGTCATACGGAATTTAGCAATCTACGGATGCTTGATAGTACGACAAAATTAAATGATTTAATTGATAAAGCTATTGAAATGAATTTTTTAGGCGTGTCAATTTCAGACCATGAAAGTTTATCTGGGCATGTGAAAGCGATCCAAAAGCAGAAGCAGTTGATTGAAAAAGGCATTAACTTTAAGATTATGTTGGCTAATGAAATCTATCTTGTAGATTCATTAGAGGAAGTTAAAGATAATTATCAGTCTGGAGTAACTAAATTTTATCATTTTATCTTACTTGCTAAAGATGCAATCGGACATCGACAAATGAGACAGTTGTCTTCATTGGCTTGGAATAATTCTTTTAGAACTGGAAAAGTTGAAAGAGTACCGACTGTTAAAGCAGATGTTGAACGAATTATTGGGGATGATAAAGGGCATATTATCGCTCAAACAGCTTGTATCGGGGGAGAATTAGCACATCACATTTTAAATAAAGATGCCGATGGTTGCCTTGACTTTATTGATTGGTGTCAAAATGTATTTGGAGAAGATAATTTTTATCTTGAAATGCAACCTAATGATGTAGATGAACAGGTTAAAGTTAATAAGGCAATTGTCAGCATATCAGAACAACTGAATATTCCTTATATTATTACAACAGACGAACATTATTTAACTGCTGATCTTGCTCCTGTCCATGAAGCGTATTTAAAAAGTAGAGAGGACGAGAGTCGAGAAGTTGGAGACTTTTATCGAACATGTTATCTTATGACTCCTGAAGAGATTCATAAATGGATGGATAAACAAATAGGAGCCGATAAGGTTGATATTGCTTTGAAAAATACTTGTGAAATAGCTGATAAAGTTGAATTTTTTGATTTAAACCATTCACAAGTTGTTCCTAAAGTGCCACTCCCAGATTTTGAAATGCAACACTCTTTTAAAGATGTTTATAATGAGTGTGAATATATAAAAAAATTTGCATATTCAGAAGATATACATGATAGATATTTTTTATATTTAATTGAACAAGGTTGGTGGGACAAAGAATATTCAGACGATTTACCAAAAGATGAAATTTTAAAAATGATGCATCGCATCAATGAAGAATTAAAGGCTGTATGGCTATCTAGTGAGAATATCCATGATAAGATTTCAAATTATTACATTACAGCTTTATATATCGAACAAAAGATTATGTGGGAAGATGCTGAATCTTTAGTTGGCGTATCAAGAGGATCGATTGCATCATTTTATACCGCTTATTTAATTGGATTACAGCAGATTAATTCTTATAAGCAAAACATTC